ATATCATAGAAGAGAGTTTTGAGCGCTGCGGCTCAGAGTTACGCACGGGTTACGACTTAAGAACCGCACGTCGTAGCTTAAACTTGCTTACTATTGAGTGGGCTAACCGTGGCATTAACTTGTGGACTGTAGAACAAGGCGAGATCCCTTTGAATCAAGGGCAGATTATGTATGCCTTACCTACCGAAACCATTGACTTACTAGATCAAGTGGTGCGTACGGGCACAGGTCAAAACCAAGTAGACATCAACATCACACGTATCAGTGAGTCTACATACATCACTATACCTAACAAAAACGCTCAAGGCCGTCCAATTCAAATATGGATTAACCGCCAATCAGGTAACACTAATTCAACAACTGCTACGCTATCAACTACGATTACTGCAACATCTACAACGATTGAGCTAAGTGACGTGACAATGCTAGGCTCAGCCGGGTTTATTAAGTTAGATAATGAAATCATCAGCTACAGCAATTTGGCTAAATCAACAACGTCATCTGCAGGCACATTGAGTAACCTAGGCCGTGGCCAACAAAACACCCTTGCAGCTGCACACACAGCTGGCGCATCAGTTACAGTAACAAACGTACCTAACGTGAGCGTCTGGCCAGTTCCTGAACAAAACAACTACTACACACTAGTATACTATCGTCTACGCCGAATCCAAGACGCTGGCTCAAGCGGTACAAATACACAAGACATTCCGTTCAGGTTTTTACCAGCAATGGTTGCAGGCTTAGCGTATCATCTAAGCTTGAAAATCCCCGATGCGTTACCTAGGGCTGAGATGTTAAAAGCAATATACGAAGAGACTTTCCAGAACGCAGCGGACGAAGACCGCGAAAAAGCGGCAATACGTTTAGCCCCACGCATGCAGTTCATGAGGTAGGTTATGGAACGCAAAGAAGCATCGGCGTTAGGGCTAACTCACTATAATACAGGTCGTCCGTGCAAGCACGGGCATATCGCTAATCGCAGGGTTAAAGATAGAGTGTGTATGGCGTGTGACTGCGCATATCAAAAAGCAATTGCTTTAAAAAAACCAGAGCAGCATAAAGCATATAAAAAAGACCAATACGATAAACATAGAGAAACTACACTAGCGCAAAAACGCGTATATAGGCAAGCTAATAAAGGTAAAATAAACGCATTAGTAGCTGCCAGGAAACAGCATATAAAGCAACGTACGCCTAGTTGGGTAGGGAAAGAAGAAATGTGGCTAATAAAAGAAATATACGATTTAGCTATTTTAAGGACTAAAATGACTGGTCGCCAATGGCATGTTGACCATATAGTTCCATTACAAGGAATATTAGTTTCTGGGTTACATATACCTGAAAATATGCAAGTTATACCTGCTATAATAAACATAACAAAGAAAAATAAGTTTGAGGTAGAATATGGCCAGTAAGTATAGTTCTGGCAAGTTTGCAATTGCACAGTGCGATAGATGTGGGTTTAGATTTAAGCTGTCCCAGTTAAAACGATTAGTTATAAAGACTAAAAACGTAAACATATTAGTATGTTCAGACTGTTTCGAATTAGACCAGCCGCAACTACAACTAGGTATGTACCCAGTCAATGACCCACAAGCGGTTAGAGACCCACGACCAGATTTAGGCTATTATCAATCAGGTTTAAATGGGTTACAATTAACGGAAACAACAGGCGTTAGCCCAAATGCAACTGGGGTTCCCCTGCAAGGTAGTAGAATAATACAGTGGGGCTGGAATCCGGTAGGACTGCATGACCCATTTAATCTAGAGGTTAACTATTTAGTAGCCGAAGGTCAAGTCGGTACAGTAACAGTAACAACAACTTAGGAGTAATAAAATGGCATTTAAAGCAGGCGCACAAGGTATCAATAAAAAAGGTAAAACAAAAGGTAAACAATTAGGTATCGACGGCGCTAAACTGCCTGTTGATGGTGGCGTTTCTAAAGGTGGTAAAGCACGTTCAGTTAAATCAATCGACATGAAAAAAATGGGTCGTAACTTAGCACGTGCCGCAAACCAAAGAGGTAGCTAATATGTCAGTATACAAACAGCCAGTTAAAATCCCTAATCCGGATATCAGCTACCCATCTGACCCAAACAACGTGAGTGCTAGTGACTCAACCAATGACATGCCAGCCCGTCGCGTAAGTGGCGGTAATCCTGCACGAAACGATGTAAAGACATCAGGTATTAAACAACGTGGTAGTGGTGCAGCAACAAAAGGCTTTACTTCACGCGGTCCGATGGCATAAGGTAGGTCAATGAACTACACCCAATTAGTTGCGGCTATTGAAAGCTACACCGAGAATCAGTTTGAAACGACTGATATAGACACGTTTATTAAAGAAGCAGAGCAACGAGTTTACAACTCTGTGCAATTGCCAGCCTTGCGTAAGAACGTGACAGGTAATTTAACCAGCGGTAACAAGTATCTTTCATGCCCATCTGATTGGCTAGCAACGTTTTCATTAGCTTTGATTAATGGCAATAACGAGTTCACGTACTTATTAGACAAGGACGTTAACTTTATTCGTGAGTCTTACCCTGATACTGATGCTGCGTTCTACGGAACCCCTGAGTATTATGCACAGTTTGACCAGAATACTTTTATATTAGGACCAACACCAGACGCAAGTTACAGTATGGAGTTGCACTACTTCTATTACCCACAGTCGATTGTTACTGCAGGTACTAGTTGGTTAGGTGATAACTTTGATTCTGTACTGCTATATGGCGCATTATTAGAAGCTTACACCTACATGAAGGGTGAGGCTGATGTAACAGCAACATATCAAAAACGTTACGATGAGGCTATGGCTTTATTGAAACAACTTGGTGATGGTAAAAATAGAAGAGACGCATACCGCAATGGGCAAGTAAGATACCCAGTAATGTAATTTAGGAGAAACAAAAATGGCAATTTCACAAGCAATGGCAACATCATTTAAAGTGCAGCTTTTAAGCGGCGCACAAAATTTTAATACAGGTACAACAAAGGTTTATAAAATCGCGTTGTATACATCAGCAGCAACATTAGGTGCAAGTACAACTACTTATTCAGGTACTTCAAACGAAGTAGCTTCTGGCGGCGGTTATACTACTGGTGGTAATACACTTTCAGTATCTCAAGTCCCTACATCATCAAGTACTACAGCGTTTATTGACTTCGCGGATACTACTTGGTCGACAGCAACTATTACTGCTCGTGGTGCGTTGATATATAACAGCACTGATGACACTGCGGTTGCCGTGTTGGATTTTGGTTCAGATAAAACATCAACTGCTGGGGACTTTACAATCATATTCCCAACAGCAAACGCAACAGACGCAATTATCCGCATAGCATAGAATAGGAGTCACAAATGGCTCTAGTTCTAAAAGACCGGGTTAAAGAAACCTCAGTATCAACAGGTACTGGGGCAATTGCGCTGGATGGCGCTACAGGTGCATACCAAGCATTTAGTACGATTGGTAATGGCAACACAACCTACTACTGCATAGCAGGTCAGACTACAAATGAGTGGGAAGTGGGCATTGGTACATACAGCTCTGGTACTGATTCCATATCGCGTGACACTATTCTTGCCTCGTCTAACAGCAACACTATTGTTACATTTTCTGCCGGTACTAAAGACGTATTCATAACCTACCCATCTGAAAAAGGCGTGTGGGTTGATGCAAGTGGTACTTCAAACTATGCAGCTACAATTGGTACGACACCTGTAAACCTTGGCGCAACGGTAACTACTCTTGCCGGGCTAACATCTGTAACAGTAACACAAGACCCTTCCGTAGCTTTAGACCTAGCAACTAAGCAATATGTAGATGGGTTGGTCTCTTCTGGTATTACTTTTCACGCCCCAGTTAAATACGAAGTTCCCGATACTACAGGCAACCTAACTGCTACGTACAATAACGGAACGGCAGGGGTAGGAGCTACACTTACTAACGCAGGTACTCAAGTTGCGTTTACGCCAGATGGTATTGTTGCGTCTGTAAACGACAGGATTTTGGTATATAACCAAACTAATGCTGTACAAAACGGCGTTTACACGGTTACTACTGTAGGTAGTGGCGCTACAAACTGGGTATTAACTCGTGCTACTGACGCAGACTCGTATGGCCTAAAAGACCCTAATGCGTTAGGTAACGGCGACGCCTTCTTTGTAACAAGCGGTAATACTGGGGCAGGTGAAACTTATGTATGCAACACTCCAGGCGTCATTACGTTTGGTACTACTAACATTACGTTTGCTCAAATAACCTCTTCTCAAGTATACAACGCTGGAACAGGATTAACCTTAAGCCCGGCAACAACATTCAATATTGCTAATACCGCAGTTACAGCCGCATCATATGGCGCTGCTAACAAAACACTAACTGCAACAGTCAATGCACAAGGCCAGTTAACAGCTTTAGCCGATGCTAATATCGCTATTTCAATGAGCCAAGTAACAAGCGGGGTATTAGGTGCAACCCAAGGTGGTACAGGCCAAAGCTCCTATTCAATTGGTGACATTCTTTACGCAGATACTACGACATCACTAGCTAGATTAGCTGACGTTGCTGTAGGCAATGCCTTAATATCAGGCGGGCTAGATACGGCTCCTTCTTGGGGTAAAATAGCTCTTGCTTCTGCAGTATCGGGTACATTGGGCGTTGCTAATGGCGGTACAGGTGTAACTACTTCAACCGGTTCAGGAAATGTGGTGTTGTCTACAAGTCCAACACTTGTAACGCCTTTATTAGGGACTCCAACTTCTGGTAACTTTAGCACTGGTACATTTACTTGGCCCACATTTAACCAAAATACAACAGGCACTGCATCAAACGTAACAGGTACAGTAGCGGTTCTTAATGGTGGTACAGGAACAACAACAGCGCAAGGGGCAATGAATACCTTTGCTGGCGCCACTACATCTGGTCAATACTTACGCGGTAACGGTACAAACGTAGTAATGGCTACAATCGTAGCTGGTGACGTTCCTACCCTAAATC